AGTTGGAACTAAATATTGTTGGTAAAGCGTTGTTGTATCTTGCGTTAAGAACTTCGAGTAAAACTTTCTCTGCAAACTTTGCCGCATTAGGACTAAATTCTCTTCCTAAAAATTCTTTTCCTAAATCGTCTATAAACACAAAGTGTTTTCTTTCGATTAAAGACACAATCTCTGCTTGTCCCATTGCGTTATCACTTCCATAACTTTTTTGAATTTCTGCGAGTAGTGTAGGAACATTTGTGTATAAACAAGAAAAGTTTTCTGCTATTAAGTGGTTACACATACACGCTGTTAGATAAGTTTTGCCAGAAGAATTGTCGCCGTATATGTAAAGTCCAAAATTATTTTTAATAACATCTTTTGCGTTTGTTACATAGTTTTTACATTTCTCGTATGCCTCTTTATTGTTTGGTGTAATTATCGCTTTCGAGAATCTGGCGTTTAGATATTTTGAGCCAAGCATTGAAAGTTTTTGTTGTTCTCTAAACTTTTCAATTCTTTTTTTGCGTTCTTCCTCTTCTTGTTCTTTTCGTAGTTCTTCTGATTGACATTCGCAACGGCACCTCATTATTGAATTTTTATCGCCGTGTTCATAAGTAAAAAATCTTTTTGTTTTACATTTTTTACAATAGGGAAGTCCGTCGGTTCCTAAAAATTCGTCTTCTTGCAACTCTCCAATGTTTGAGCCGGGGAATAATTTACTTATATCAATTTCCATAACTATTCCTCCCTCTTATATTTGTTTGCGTCCGCCACCTTTGAAGGCTTGGTGTTAATAGTGTTATTCCTTTGTCTTTTTTCCCAAGTAATAATGGCGCTTTTCCAATCTTTCATTGATTGATTTCCAACCTTCCAACCTTTTGACTCATAAAAATTATAAAATTGTTCTGCGTCAATACCATTTTTTCTCTCTTCACAATAAGACTTGATTTCTTCAATGGTTGGTTTAACGAATCTTTTAGAGGAAGAGGCGACTTGTTCGCTATTCTCTATACTTTCCTTAACTATACTAACCTTACCTATACTATACTTAACTGCGTCAACCACTTGACTACCAATGGTTGTCGTTTGGTTGTCGTTTGGTATACCAACCATTTCATTTTGTTTAAGAGAGTAGGCGCCATTTTCTTTAACAAGAAGTTTCCTTTTTTGTTCTTGGTAAACAGTTGGCTTATATCTGTCGGAGCGAATAAGATTATTCATTCTCCAATGTTTTATGACGATTATTCCTTCTTCAAATGGTATGATAAAAGATTTTGCAACCAATAATTTTAAGTCGTCTTCACTCGCACCGGTTAATCTCATAATGGATTTATATTTATCTAAAAATCCGTCGTCGTCAGCGTCCAAACTTAAATCATAATATAAAAGTCTGGTAGAGCGAGGCATATCTAAAAAAGCGTCGCTACGAGTTATTTGTTTGTTAAACATTCGTCTATCTGACATAATTCCTCCTTTTAGAATGGTAACGAGTCGTCGTCTTCTATTGGTGTTAATTCTGCTTTATCGGCTTTTGATTTACTTTTTTTTGATTCTTTCTTTGGTTTTTCTTCTTTTTCTTCCTCTTTTTTAAGAATTAAAAACTCGATTGATTCAGCCATTATTTCGGTTACATAGCGTTTTGTTCCGTCGTCAGCCTCATAATTTCTTGTTGTCAATCTACCTTCAACAGCCACCTTGCTACCTTTGGTTATGTATTGTTGGCAAAGTTCAGCAAGTTTTCTCCAAGCGACTATGTTAATAAAATCTGCCTCTCTTTCTCCGTCTGCATTTTCAAATCTTCTTTGGACGGCGATAGTAAACCTTGATACCATAACACCAGAATTTGTTGTTGATGTGTCCGGGTCTTTCGTTAGATTTCCAATTAAAATAACTTTGTTCATTTGCTTATTTCCTCCTATAAATTAAGTCTTCTTTATTCCAATTTGGGTATTTAGACTTCAAATACCTTTCAATTTTTGCCTTTATAAACTCGTGTTCTTCGGAGCTACCAAAGTCGTATTTATAATGGCATTTGTTTTCTGTAAAGTTTGAGCATAGGGTTACGATATTTTGTTCTATACCCAAACCTCCGTGGCTACGGGCGATAAAATGAGCGTTTGGCATTGTGTTAATTTTATTTCCACATACCACACATCTTCCTCCGTCTCGTTGCCATACAATTTGTTTAACTTTTTGAGAGATGTCTGTTGCTTTTGTTCTATTACTCTTCATATTTCCTCCTAAACTCTTCGATTTCGCTATCAACTACACCTAATTCGTCAATTTTAAGAAGGGTATTGGTTATCAATTCATACATCTGCTTTGTGTCATATTTTGAAGAACCCAAAAAGTATTGATACATATTAAGTTTTTTTCCGTTTACTTCTCGTTCGTCAATCTTCCTAACAACTCTAAATACTTTCTTTAATTCTTTCTCTGCCTCCGGCAAAGCCAAAATGTAGTCATAAGCAACATTTGCCTCTTCGAGCATTGTGCAATATGCCTCTTCGGTTGAAACTTTATTTTTACTCCCACTCATAGCAGTTGCAAGTTTTCCAAGAATCCACCATAGCGCCTTATTTTGTTCGACAGAGCGTTTAGACTTATATTTCTTTACTTCGACATCTAACTTTTCGTGTTGTTTAATTTCGTTAAGTGCTAACAAAGCCAAGTTTTTATCTTCCATATCTCCAACAACAAAACTAATAATTAGATTGTTTTTTTCGTCTGTCATTCGATACACTTTATCTGCTAAAAACTTACTCATTTTTGCCACCTTCTTTTTTGATTGCACTTTCAAGAGACTTAAATAATTCCTTAAATTGTTCGTCTGTCAAAGAATTTACTCGAATATTTTTCTTGTATTTTTTTACAATCCATTCTTTCACATTTTCCATATTGAATTTTGAATTTTTAATTAAGTTATTTATTTGTGCAAACTTTGATGTTTGAGGTTGTGTCTTTTCTGTGGCTGTTTCTTTTACCGGTTGTTTTACTTGTTTATTTACACTTGCAAGTTCGCTTTTGGGTTTTCTTGGCTTATCACTCGAATAAACAACAGTTCCTTTGCTATTGACTATTTTTAGTGTTTTAATGACCTCGTCGTCCGTATAAGATATTTCTTTAACAAAATAAGTTTCGTATTTGTCTTTTAATCTATAAGTTTGTTTGTCTCCGATTTTTTTATCTGGCACAGTTTCTGTTGCTATATAAATAAAAGGTGCCGTATAAAGTTCTCTTCCGTGTCCCCATTTTGTAGCCGCTCTCTTAAAAGCGTCAGACGCCTCGCCCTTTTTCTCATTTCCTTTGTCGTCTGCACGAGATTCGATTCCACAATCCCATTTTGTAATCCATTTATCGTTAATAAATACAGATATTCCACAATACAAAACGCCTTTAATTTCTCTGTATTCGTCTTGCCAACCTTCAACACCAAACTTCTTGTCAAACGCTTTTTGGTCAGTTCTTGCATTTTTATAAAGTAGTGCAATAAAACCTTTTTCTTTTACTTCTGAGCATTTAATCTCTATATCGTCTGCTTTCAATAAATCAAATGTCATAACACTACCTCCAACCAATTTCTTTCTTTAAGTAGTAAATCTTTATTAAGTTCTTAAATACATCAAAATACAATTTCTCTTGTTTTGGCGTTATGTATTTTTCCTCAAATCCCTCCGTTTCGTCTCTGCCAATTCTTAAAATAAGGATTTGTTCGACCTTGTTCCCATTTTCTTTTAATAAGTTTCCATAGCCGGACACTTGACAAAATTGTTCGTCATAAATTCCTTTGCAAGACTTAAAATCTATAAGCGTAAACTTTCCGTCCAACTTACAATAAAAGTCGCAAGTTCCTCCATACCTATATTTGTCAGAGGCAAAACCTTTTTCATTGAAAATAGGTTCTACTTTGTGTTTCTTTTCCCAATCCAAATATTTATTGAATCCAATCTGTGCTATATCTTGTTCGGATTTTGTGTAGTCGTCCAAGTTTGGTTTTTGTTTTGTGATATGGCATTCGACGAGATAGTGTATTAAGGTTCCAATTTTAGCCGCTTTGTCTACATATTTTGTTGAATCAATTCCTTCGAGTCCGAGTCTATTAGCCCACAATACAAGCGCTGGTTTGTTTAACAATCCGGTTATGGTTGTTGCGCCGGGAACATTTGTGCCGTCAGAGGTGTAATATCTTTGGTGTGCTTTACTCATAACTTTTAATTTATCTGCCATTGTTAGCACCTCCAAATAAAATATCTTTTGCTTTTTCGCTTTCTGGCAATTCTTTGTTTAATTCTTCAATCTTTCCTTTGTAATGTTCCAACATTGAAAAAGAAGATGTTAACTTACGAGCGACAGATTCTATGTGTTCGTCAGCGCCAAACGCCGTATTCAACACATCTTTTAATGCCGCCTTGTAAATAATCACATCTTCTGTTGTATTTTTTAATTGTTTTTCGTTTAATGAGATTAACTCTCGTATTTCTTTAATTTCCATTTTAATTTGTCCTCCTAATTGACAATATTTTTTAATTTGGTTATAATAATGGTGGTATAAGTGCTTACTTAACCGTTGACCGTGTCAGATGTTACAGCGTCTGCCGGTCTTTTTTCTTGCTCGGCTTTATTGATAATTTCGTATTGTTTTTGAAGTCGTTCATAACAGCGCCAAATCCAATAAGTGATATCTTTGTAGCCACATTTTCGCAAGTATTCTTTGTTTAGATACTTTCGAGCGTCTTTTGGCAATCTAACAGTTAGGTTGTAATATTCCGATTCGGATTTTTCTTTTTCACTTGCAACGATTTTGTTTTCGTTGTTGGTTATGTAAAGTTCGTCGTTTTCGTAAATATCTTTTATTTCGCAATTCAATTCTTTGCAGATTGCTTTTAACATTGTTGGAATAGGTAAACATTTGTAGTTTTCAAACTTACTAAACATTGGTTCGTCTGTTCCAACACATTCGGCAAGTTCTTTTGCTTTTCTATTCTGCTGTTTTCGCTTTTCTCTTAATTTCACTTCCTACTTCCTCCTTTTCTCTTTTTTTCTTCCACTCTTCGAATCTTGCTTGATTTTCTGGTTTTTCGTAAAACTCTTCAATCAACCCTCCGAAAGCGTATGCCAGAACATCTTTTTGAGTATCATTCAAAAGTGGTTTGTTTGAGCGAATAAGTTCCTTGTTATGTATCACTATTTAATTTCAAACAAGTAATCCATTGTTGCTGTTGGGAACTCTTTTAGCAAAGTTTGAATTTCTGTTAGCGTAAATTCGCTTTTGCCTTTGATTTTGTTTATCAAAGTGTTTTCAGTAATTCCAAGTTTGTCAGCAAGTTCGCTCTTTTTCTTGCCGTGCCTTGCTATTTCTGCTTTGAGATTTGCATACATCTTGCTTTTATACCTCCTTTTTTAGTTTACGAATTATCAAAATTAGTTATGCTATTTCGTAATTCTGCCTTCATTATATACGACATTTCATAACTTGTCAACTAAAAATTATGATTTTTCAAAAAAATTATTGATTTTTCAAAAATAATAATGTATAATCGTATTTGTAAGGAGGTTAGACCTATGAAAGAACAAGATATTTACGACAGAATCGACCTTAAATTAAAAGAAAAAGACGCCACCCGTAAACAGATGTGCGTCGATTTAGGCATACCATATAGCACCTTAACAAGTTTTTATCAAAAACGCTCTGGCAATATCACTCTTCCCACAATCAGAAAAATTGCCGAATATTTAGATTGCTCTATGGATTTTCTTGTTAGAGGAGAAGTTATGAATTGTTATAACAATAATATAATGTATAATGGTAATATAGATACCATTCATATTGGAGGCAACGGAACAAGAGAATTAACAGAGATAGAGAGCGAACTTATAAAAATCTGCTCAAAGTTATCAACAAAAGAGAAAACAGAACTTCTTTCTTTTGCTTATAATTTAATAAATAAAAAGGATTAAGTATGAAAAAAGCCGTGATTTATGCTCGATATTCGAGCGAAAGACAAACGGAACAATCTATCGAAGGGCAATTAAGGGTTTGCGAAAAGTTTGCAGAAGATAACGGATTTGTTATTGTCGATATGTATATCGACCGTGCTATGACCGGAAGAAACGACCATAGAACAGATTTTCAAAGAATGATTAAAGATAGTGCTAAAAGAACTTTTGATTTTGTTATTGTTTACAAATTAGATAGATTTTCTCGTAATAGATATGACAGCGCAATAAATAAAGCCGTCCTAAAAAAGAACGGCGTTAAGTTGTTGTCTGCTGTTGAAAATATAACAGATTCCCCAGAGGGAATTATTTTGGAGTCTATGCTCGAAGGTATGGCCGAGTATTATTCTGCCGAACTTGCGCAGAAAGTTAGAAGAGGGCAGTTTGAATCTTTACAGAAGAAAAACTATTTGGGAGGGAATATACCCTATGGCTATATTGTAAAAGACAAAAAGTTTATTGTATGTGAAGAACAAGCGAATATTGTAAGGGCTATTTTTAATGACTTCTCAAAAGGCGTTATGGCAAAAGATATTGTAAACAACTTAAAAGAAAGAGGAATAAAAAACACATACAATAGAAACTTTTGTGTTAATTCGATTATGAATATGTTGCGCAATACAAAATATATTGGAACATTTAAGTATGGAACAGAAACAATAGATAATTATATGCCTTCTATTATAGACAAAAAATTATTTGATTTAGTTAACGAAAAAATTGATAATAACAAAAGAACCCCGGCAAAATACAAAGCGAAGGTTAATTATTTATTAAGTGGTAAATTGTATTGCGGACTATGTCAAACCTTAATGACCGGAGAATCCGGGACAAGTAAATCCGGAGAGATTTATAACTACTACAAGTGTTTCAAAAAGAAAAGAAATAAAAACGCTTGTTCTAAAACAAATGTAAAAAAACAATGGATTGAAGACCTTGTTATCAACTTAACTTTGGAACACATCTTTGAACCAACGCTTTATAATGATATAGTAAACAGAATAATAAACACTTATAACGAAGAATTGGCTAAAAAGAGCGTTCTTACATCTCTATATAAACAAAGAACACAAACACAAAAATCAATAGATAATTTAATTAAGGCAATTAAACAAGGAATTATTTCTCACTCCACGCAAACAGAGTTAGCAAAATTAGAGGCAAATTTGGCAGAACTTGAAATACAAATTGCAAAACAAGAGTGCGTTGCAAAACAAAAAATGACAAAAGAAAAAGTCGATTTTTGGTTTTCACAATTCAAAGATTATTCGCCAGAAGACGAACGAATTAGCGAAAGAATAATCGACTCTTTTATAAATAAAGTTGTTTTATATGAAGATAAAGTAATAATAATATATAACCACACCGGACAAAACTCGTCCAATGTGGCTATAAGTGAACTCGAACAGTTGTGTTCGAATACGAATGTTTTGGCGGAGAGTGAGGGATTTGAACCCTCGCGAGCTGTTACACTCCTACAGTC